TCAACCGCCTTTGACGATATAGGGCAACCGCAACATCCTGTTCTTGTAAGACCATAGACTTCGTAAGCGTCCGAATACCTAATATCAAAGCGTTCCTTGTACCAAGCCTTATCTTTGTCGCTGACGTAGTAAAGCGGTCTGAATCTTGATTGTCCGTTTGGTGATGTATAGAAACACATTGTACCATCCGCATCTTCTGCTCTTGGTACTGACCGCATCCCACCTTCATCTCTACGCTCGCCTGTTATAACCATGTCGTAGTATTTCTGTACTCGATGCGCCACTTGCTTCTTGCAATAGTCGCAACACTTTGCGCTAATCTTGAATGTTGGCGGGTTCTCGACCATGTAATCGTACATATACGGACTTGAATTGATTACAAGCTGAATGTTCGGTCTCGGTTCTCCCTCTTTATTGCAACAGCAAAGAAAATTAATGCCTTGCTCCGCTCCTGGATATCTTTCTCGGAGTTCCTGCCTTTTTGCCTTCTTGTCTTCTGCCTCGTCATATTCTTTCTTAATGCTGAAAGGTAGCTTTTTATTCTGCACAGTATCCATAGCATTCGACATGATCTTCGACACAAACGGCTGACCGTATTCTCTTGTTGCAAGGACTATATTCTTCTTCGGTCTATGCTCTATGATTTCAACCTCGTATTTTTTAGCAACCTCTTTAACATGGTCTTTTGTGGCTTGCATTTCGAGTCCGGTGTTGAAGAAACAATAATCAACTTTTGGCAATCCAAAGAGTTTTCTTGACCGCTCTATGATGTCGATAAGGATATCGCTATCACTACCTCCGCTATAAGAGCATATCGCATTCGGATGTTGCCTGAGTCTTGTTCCGATGATTCCCATGATAGCTTGAAATTTCTCTGGACTATCTAAATCAGCATAATCAGGGCGGTTCGTGTAGACTCTTGAATGGAATTCATTATCGGTCTTCCTCATCTTCCTCCCCTCCTAGCGCCTTAATAGCCATATCTATCGCCGTCCACGTTCTGCCCTTATAAGCGTAATATGGCTTTATCTCCTGTAGTTTCTGAATTGCCTGCGCTGGCGTTAGCTCTGCGTCAAGCTGTGGCTTCTTAACCATGTCATTTGGCTTGTCGGCTATGATCACCGCCACTATGCAGGCGATCAGTAGTCCGAATATGATTCCTAATGCTAATGGTATCAATGTTGTCATCTTTCTCATCCCCTCTTCATTTCCTTTGCGATTTCATAAACAACATTAACTGTGACTCCATTCCCTGCCTCTTTGTAGAGCTGACTATCCGAATTCACGAACTCAGCTCTCTCGAAGTATTCATCGCTCCATCCTTGAAGTCTGAAGCATTCCCTCGGAGTCAGTTTCCTTATGGCTATGTAGCATTGATATTTCTCGTACCACACCGCCCAAACTGTCACTCCATCTTCTAATGTGACGTATTGTCCCGGATGTTCTGTGTTAGGGGCCGTCCCCTCGATCACTTCCACGGTCCCTTGATTGCAGCTCGTATCTAATGTCTGTGCGCATTGCCCCCCCCCGTATAGTAGCAATTACCATTCTGCCCTCTTCCTGAGGGGTTCGTATTTCCTACGCATATAGGGACCGTAACCCTTAAGGGGTCTTTGTAATCTCTGGCGCATATTGTTGGTGCTTCTTCCGTGCTCATTCCAATCCTCCCAAGTCCGATGTATTCGACATTGAAGCAATCGGTATGGTAACTGCAATCGCTGTTCCCTCTTGTCTGTGCCTCGACACTCCAGCATCGTATCTCGTGGTTAGGCAGTTGCTTATTGGTCTCTCCTGCCCCCCCTCGTTATAATCTATGCCGAATTTGCTAGGGATAGCCTCCGCTATGTGCGGTTCTCTGCCCCCCCCTGCCATCGTGTTAAGTGTCGGAGCTATGCCGTCCGGATCATAAACTCTGTAATGATTCGGATTCTTTCTGTCGCTGCCATACTCTCCAATCTGCTTTATCTCATAACAATCCTCTCCGTCTGTTCCCGTGATAGGTAGAATTTTTGTGGGGCCGAATCTTCTAAGATGTCCGATAGTATACACACGCTCCCTGTTTTGGGGTACTCCGTGATATTTTGAGTTGAAAACCTGCCATTCCGCATCATACCCGCCCTCATCCATTTCAGAGAGTATTGCGAGATAATCCCATCCCTTATTGCTCGAGAGCATTCCGAGTACATTCTCGTATATAAGCCATTCGGGTCTATTTTCTTCCGGGAGTTCTTTGAGGATTCTAAAAACTTCTCTAACGAGAGAGCTTCTGTCTCCTTCCATCCCTGCTCTGTGTCCAGCAACGCTGAAATCCTGGCAGGGTGCTCCGAAACACCAACAGTCTGCTTGTGGAACATTCCCGGCATAAACATTTCTAATGTCATTTGAATACCACTCTCCATTGCGATATTCCTCCTTCAATATTTCCTTAAGCCTTGCTTTCTTATCGAGAGTTGCAAGGTACTTTCTCTGTTCTTCCGTGATGAGGTGCATTGAGGTGTAGCTTGCGGTTGCGAAACGGTCCCATTCGCAGAATCCTACGCATTTATGCCCTGCAAGTTCCATTCCTCGTCTAAAGCCTCCCACGCCGGCGAATAGGTCAAGAAATGTCATCTTCCTCCCCCTCTCTTGTATAAGGCTATATACTTGCCATAGCTCACTCCGAGCTTATGCGCCGCTACTGCGTCTGCCGTAAGTGAATCCTTTTTCTTCGGTTTCTTCGGCTTCTCCGGCTTGGTCTTATCGTAGTGTTCGCCTTCGTTCTTTCTCTCCCGATACCATTCAGCCTGATATCTTGCTTTCTCAATCTTCTTGCACCTCTCCGAGCAAGTCTTTTGCTTGCCGGATGTCGGCTGATACTCTTTACCGCAAATAACGCAGTATTTTTCCTCGTAGCCTTTTGCCTTATTGATTTCTCTACGCTTAGCTACGTAATCCGCTGAGAGTTGCCTCTGCCTTTCCGCACGGCACACATCCGAGCAGAAAGCCGATTTTGAATACTTCGCCTGAAATACGCTGCCACATATAATGCACTTACGCTCCATCTTTACCTCCCTTCATCACTCCCGACTTCTCATACTTTGCGGCGATCATCTGCCCGAGCCGGCAATTCGGACAAGGCTTCGCCATAGCGACTTTATAATCATCCGTTCCATAAAGGTCGGGAAAAGCCTGCTCGTAGTTTATGTACCCGCAATCGTTGCAATCCGGGCATCTGCCATAAAGGTCTTGGTAGCTCATTTAATCACCTCGTCAATCGCTTTGAGCTGAACAGATCCGATTCTGTCTCTTACTGCCGGAGAGACCTGTGCTTCACGCTTTCGCTTCTTCGCTTCGGCTTCGTAGATCATTCGGAAGTTTGCTCTTACGTTGTCGATGTTTTCAGCAAAGCAGATTTCATTCCAACCTACACGCTTTGTCGCCGTCTCTGTGATGTCATCCATAAGGTTATAAGCCTTGTCGGGTTCGTATGATCCATAAAGCCTTACTCCACGCATTACAACCTCCCACGCTTCGCCCCAGTCCGGGATCTCGCCCTCCTGCATATCGTGTGCCATCTCTCTGATATCGGCTATTGATGGACTAAACTTGGATGTCTCTGCCCATTTATGCAGGACTGTTTCCGCTACGTTGAACGGAATGTCTTTAAGCCTCTCGAACCATAACTCCATCGCCATATCGTTTGGGAGAAGTCCTTCTCTTGGGTAATACGTCTTTAACCCGGATGCAAATATTGCAAATTCTCTCTTGTCCATTTATCCCCTTTCTGCCCATTCGCTTGCCATTTGATAAAAACTATCCAGCTGTTGCGCTACTTTATTAACTGCCTTTTGACCGGTTGAGGTCTTTTTCTCCTCAAGTGCATCGAATACCCACTTGCGAAGAGCAAGATAACAACTCTTGTATGACTTGCCGTTCATTTCTAAGTATTCGTCTAGGAATGTGATAGCTGCTTCGGTCTTTGCCTGTCCTCGTTCCTGTACGAGCTTTTTATACTCGTCATCGGTTAGTAATACGTGTTTATATTCCCCATAGCGATGTTTGGTGGGCTTTTTAGATGTATGCGGTGGCTCGGCAGAGCCTATATACACATTCCCA